ACTACCGATATCATTTCTAATATTGGTTGTGTTCTTATCTAACTTCTTATCAAGGTTACCTACCGCAGATTTGACGATCCCAGTATCTTTCTTTATCTGGCCGGTATCTTTCTTTAGGGTATTTACTCCGCTTGATATGCTTGAAGTTTCTTTCTTAATGGCTTTGTTCGTACCATCAAGAGCTTTAAATTGCTTATCGCCCAATTGCTGATTAACAACTGTGGTTGATTTTTTCTTTTTTAAAAGGCCCATAATTTAAAATCTCCGATATTAAGGGTACAACGACCCCGGATACGAGGTTGGTCGTTAGAGTTAGATCAGCTTAGGCGAGCTGTGGGGTATGTTGGGAAAGGATTAGTACGATATATAAATTACAATATTCTGTACCTAGACATATTATACCTTAAAATAGGGGTATAAGGCAAGGTAAATACTATAATATGCTTTAATTTAACGGGTTTGACATATAGTCCAAAGCCGTCCAGATATCATCGACGTTAATGCCAATTTTCTTTAGCTTTTCTTTAAGCTCTTTCATATCTTCTGTAATCAATTCAGCCTTAGCAACAACGGCTTTCTGGGCTTCTATCTCTTTAGCTAGATCAGAAACTTGGCCTTGTATTAAAAGCAATCCTGTTTGCTGTTCTTTGATTACAACTAGATTTGTTCCTAACTCAGCAAGCTTACCTTGAAGTTTACTTACGTCGTTATCTTCAAGTTCCTGCTTAATTAGTAGCACCTCTTCTTCTAAAGGTACGATGTTTGGTATTTGTATAGCCTCAACAGCCTCTAGGCGTGAATATAGGCTACTTGCAGTCCAGACGCCTCCACCCAGCGTGGTAGCTAAACTGAACAGAATTGCGATATACACACCTTTGAATGAGGTGTTTCCTATTTTTAATTCAGTATCTTCTAAGCTCATTCGCAGTCAGTCTCATACATGAAACAGTTATAGCCAAGGGCAGTAGGGCCAGTTAAATAAAACTCAGTCTCACTACCCGCTAAAAGTACATCCGCCTCACTTACGTAGAGGTCTAGTCCGTAGTTATCTCCACCCATCAAAGAGATGACGGTAAGGTTACGTTGCATCGGGTAACCCATCATCACAGCCTGTGAATTAGCATCGTAGAAAATGTTAACATCGCTTGCTGTATTATTGGAGTCTTCCACACTTTGCTGGAGGTAGCCTACCGCATCTTCTGAGTTAGCGACACTCAGGTACGCACTGGCTTGGTTTGCATATGTCTCAACATCATCCAGAGATTCATTAAATGTGGTTATCTGCTCTTCAGATATTGTTAGCATCTCTTGGTTCTGTACTACAAACTCTTGAACCTCAGCTTCTTCATTAGGCGTAGAGGCTTCTGAAGCTCTTGTATTCACATCCTGTACAGTAATAAGCTCTACAGTCACTTGGGTGAACACCTCTAAGGCTTGATCCATTAAATCCAAAGACTGTTCGGCCTGTGCCTCCAAGACCGATTTAACAGAGCCATACGGCTGATAATTGTTAGCAAACTCTTCTAAGGCAGTGTTGTAGGCTTCTAAGTGCTGTGTAGAGATATGTGCAGTAGAAGATAGGCTACCTGAAGATAAGGCGTCACCGTGGACAGCATACTCCATAGCGGCACCACTTAAAATTACACCTCGGTCTATTTGATTTACTATATCCCCAGATGTCTGAATGAGCGTATCTAGATTAGAGGCCTGAGCTACGGAACCTATCACTAATAGACTGGCCATCATCAGTCGTTTCATCTTCATCACTTTCTGCCCCTATGCCGAGAAGTTGGTTATACCACACTTGTTTATCTGTTAATTTTTTATACTTACTTACTTTGCCATAATCCGGGATATACAAAGTAGGGTTCGTCTTCATTAGTAGGTAAGCTCTCTTACCCGCCACTAAACGCCCTCTATGCTGTATCGGACACGGAGTTCCACTCTGGAACATACTAAGCCAGTTATCTTGGCTTTGGCACATCCTACTGATAGCGGCCACCTTCATGCCTAGGTCGCTCAATAGCTTTGCATCGCGTCTACGATCACAGTTAACATCTGCCTTAAAGGTACCGCTTGATAACCCTATGGCTACTGTCTGTAACGCTCCTCCCGAACCCATCAGACAGGTGTCTGCACCGTTAGACATATATGATGGGGTAATAGCACTCCCTACAGGTATCTCACTGGATGACCCAGCACCGTTATATGTATTAGATGTGGACGTATCTGTGGTCTTATTATTTGAGTTAACCACGGAGTCAGGCCCGTTATACGTATTCAGAGAACCGTCTTGTTGGTTAGCTTGCGCTACACCAGAAAGACACAAGACCACTATAAATAGTAATCTTTTCATTACTCTGTCCAAGGCATCTCTGTAGTTTGTGAAGAACCCTTTGCGCGAGTTATTTGATTAGCAATCGCATTTTCTATAGTGGTTACCATATCATCGCCGATGGAGCCTTTAACCCAGCCTAGAACCTGTTCTTTCGATAGGCTTGCAAAGTCAGTGTAGTCCTCTGCACTGGGGTCAGGGTTAAACTCTACAAAGGCGTCATAGTACCCGTCATAAATTCTTATTTCTAAACCAGAACCCGAAGTCTCTTGATCCGATGCACAGTAATGTACATATGTAATACCCTGATCAATATCGGTTCTAATTTCTTTAATATCCCAAACAACAGCCATTTTAAGTCAACCTTATTTTTACGTAGCCAGAACTTCTATAAAGGCCACCGAGAGGTACGCCACCTAATCCCGCCGCAGTGTCGTTTGTATAATTAGACGAGTCTTTTAACGCTCGCATGACAATGTTTGCATTTGCGGTAGACCTAGGCCCAACATAAAAAGATGTATATCTCGCACCGTCTGCTGTACCTGTACCTACAGCAAAATGCTGATCGGTGGTCACAGACCACTCGTTCCATTGCCCTACGGCTACAGCACCGGGAAGATTTGCGGCACTCGCGCTTGCAGGAGTTGTAATACCCCTACCTAATGCGATGTTTGAAAAGCCTTTACTAGCATTACAACCATTACCAAAGGCAAATGAAGTATTACCAAAAGCGATGCTCGTATTACCACCAGAGAAAGAATTATCAGCATAGGCTTTAGTGTCGTAACCTATAGCCATAGACTGGTTTGCTGTTTCAGTACCGCCACCACAGGTACTTAAAGCCCCGAGAGCAACAGAGTTTACTGCGTCTACCTCAGTCCTACAGCCGCCACCGAAAGCAAAGCTATTGACCCCACCAGCCTGATTAGGCCGTGTCCAATATCCTCCACCAGTAAAGCTGTTGTTGCCTAAAGCTTTGTTTCTGTAGCCCAGAACTGTGGCGTTGAAAGTGCCGTTAGGAACCTCATGTTCGAAGCCAGCAACAAAATTACAAGCACCCCCCGTACCAATTGTGTGCTCGTCTCCAGCAGAAAAATTAGCATCGCTACTTACGGTGCTGGTTCCCCCAAATACTGCGTTTCTAGCCCCGCTTACGGTGTTTCCATACCCGCCAACGACATTAATGTCCCCTGTAATATCGTGAGCCATACCAGAGACAAGACAAGCATAGCCTGAGTTACTGCCTGTGTCGCCCACCATAAGAGACTTACCGCCGGTATTATCTACATTGCCGATCTTACCTTTTTCGTCACAGAATAAATCCGTCCCGATATAAGCTGTGCCAGCTAGGTACAGATCTTTAAATCTAGCTACATCTGCCGAATTAATATTTCCTATAGCACCCAAGTCAATTGCATTATCTCGTTGTGTATTATTACCTTGTGCGGGCTTTATGGCATTATCGGTATCATCAAACATAAGCCCTGTGTTGCCGCTGATGGCACACATTATACCATTATTAGAAAAACCCCAGCTTCCAATTAAACCATCAGAGTCACCAAACTCAATACAATTACCGCCGTTTGTATTGCCACGAACGACCGATAGGGGTACGCCGCCGTTACTCGAAACGGACAAACCGTTACTAAAAGAACCACTAGTGAACGAGCCGGGGCGCGGCGTGAAGTTGCCTATAGTGGCACTATTAATTGTCCCACCCTGTATGGTTGGATCGTGAAACTCTAGGTCAGCAATTTTCTTTGCTCTAGTCGCCATCTACAGAGGCTCCTGCCGCTTGTTTAGCGTCTGCCGCTTCCATTATTTCAGTAGGGACATCGCCTATAGTCGTTCCGCCCGTTATTGTTTTAGGGAACCTAGCTTTTACGTCGGCTACGTGAGCGTCCCATGTACCGTCTGTCTGCATACCAAGCTGGTCACCTACAGAAGCATAGCCATCTGGGCCTGTGCGTAGTGCAACATAATCTGGCTCAATAACGTCTGGGCCTTCGGGGGTGTTGCCTTCGTTAATCCAATCTAGGATTGCTTGATAATGACGGTTGGATGGCTCTGACGGCACAGATATACCCCCGTTAACAAGGTACCCATCCAGCATTGTTTTTACTGTTTGTATTATCATAATTAAATCTCCGCGTCTAATGTAAAGGCAAACTGGTTGGCGTTAGTCCCGACATCAATCCAATGAGCACCTCCGTAATAATTGCCACTTCCTGTAAAGTTCCACCTCACGCTCTTTGTTCCAATAACAGACGAAGCTGGAGCATTTTGAGATGTAGTAGTAGTGTGAATATACGAATTAAAGTTGCCACCCGCGGTGCCACCACCATAATAAGTGATACTCGGTGCATCTCTCATTGGGTGTTGATACATAAATCCTGTAAGCATAGAGGTGCTTCCGTTCGACGAGCCCACTATCCTAAAAGGGCCACCAGTTTCAAAGCCATATTGCTGATAATACCGCTGACATAACGCCAGTTCTTCGCCGTATGAACGGTGCTCGAACGGGGTTGCTACGGAACCTACTTCTAACTGTATGCCTGTAATCTGGAAATAGTTATTTATCGCAGACAAATAATGTGCTGTTTGCCCGTAAGCTCTTTCCTGAGTTGAGCCTGTTGCACTGTCCGTCCATGTTTCAAACGATGCAGAACTTGTACCAAAAACCCCTGTAATTTCACTCAACCACCACTCAAGGTTTATACCGCCACCATTGTCGGAGGCAGGGGTGAAATCTGACAAGGCGTCGATTGTTATAGTTTTGTATTCCCACACACCCGAAGAGTGTATAGTGTAATTATTTACATTTCGCCAAAACGAAGCCCCATTATAAGCCTTAGCTTCCAGAGCGTAGGTTCCAGTTACATTAGATTTGACCCAAAATGAAAGTGTAGCTTTTTTAGCACCTGAACTGCCCCAGCCTAGGGGGGTGACATCTTGCCCTTCAACAGTATATCCCACAGTTATAGGGCCATCACCGGTTAGTAGTGCGTTACACTCCAACTTTAAACTCTTAGAGAAGCCTGTAGGTGCATCTGTTGATTGGGATACGGTATTGGTTGAAACGGTAGCAGAACCAATATAAGTAGAGATCCTGTCCACAGTTTCATAACTGCCTGTCGCCCCAACCACACTTTGCGACCTCTGTGCAACTCTCATATCACCATTGATAATCAGGTTCCTACGCCCTGCATTGATCAACTCAAACTGTTCTGCGGGTGTATCTGCGCGGAGCATAGCCTCGCCAGCAATACCGGAGGGCTTGTCGAGTTCTGATAGCTTTTCTCTTACGTTAATTTTATCTTTTGTAACTCTAACAGTCATGATTAGTCCTCTGCCACTAGGCCGTTATGTGCGCTTATTGTGTTGGAAACGGCATCAGTAGTATTGTCTATACGTCTCAACCCTTTAAACTCTGATCTACCAGAACTAGTACCCGCAAGAAGTGTCTCTGTACCATAGTCATACGTTAGGCCTTGAACGAGATTGCTAGTCCCATAAAGGGTTGCACTAGAGTTTCCGGTTAGTAGTTGAGCCTCGTCCTTTACTATTTTTTTCAGAGACTCCGGGGACACCTCAATCAAACATACTTTAAATAAACTACGCCCTCCCGACAGCCCGTTTAAACTGGCGCGAAGTTGTAGATCTGGAATCGTAGAAGTATCTGGAAATCTAACCGTGTTAGGGATTATTGTTCCCATAAATTTTCCGTCTCTATATGCTTTAAATACGCCGTTACCAGAAGTTGTCCAACAATAATGGTGCCACTCTTTATCCATAGCAAAAGCAGGGACACCTTGAGAAGCTATTTGGAATGATAGCGAGTTTTGAACCTCGACCGACATTTTAGCATCCCCGGTCGGCACTTGGCCTACGCTAAACTCTATTTTTTGTGTGCCGTTGTAGTCTCCGTTCTCACAAAATGAAGCAATAATTCCAGAAACAGTAGTTTCACTATCCCCCCGCTTGGCCCATGCCATAATTGAATATGCACCACTATCTTTCCCTATACCTATACCGTTTTGTAGTGTTGGATCTTTAGGCTGGATTAAATCCCCTGTATCAATATTTAATGCTTGCTCGCCAGTACCTGTAGCCTGTCTTAGGGCAACCAAGTCACTGCCCGGAGAAACTGCCGAGTGTAAAGGGAGCTGTGTCGTTGCATTAAAAGGTAAAGAAGAAAATGTAGAGGCTCTATTTTCAACGTGGGCCTTGGTAAGTGTTATATTATCTATCTCAAAAAAAGAATTAGTATTATTCTGGCACTTAAATGTTATATCAACCTCCGAAGCAGTTGAGCTGGTTCTAAATGCTAAAGAATTACCGCCAATCTGAAACCCATAAGTACCACTTGAAGCCGGTAATAGTGTTGCATGCCAACCAATCGGGCCGTCCGCCTCTACTTGTAAAAGAGAGCTGGGCAAGTCTCTGTCAAGAAGATCAAAACTTAGCACATAAAGTGTGTCAGATTCAACAGCAACTGTTTGTCTAAGGCTACTATTACCGCTGTGGTAAATCTTTAAAGTACCAGCGGCTGTTATACCCGAAACTCTCGAAGAAGAGCTAGATGCAGAACTCATACCCGCATCATGGGCACCAGTAACAATATAATCAGATTCATCCCATATAGCGATTTCGTCAAGATCAACTCGGCCCGCAGAGCTTGAGGTCACAGTTACTTTTAACCATACATCACCACCTGTGTAGTTTTCAGGGATAGTAATGTAGTGGTAGGCTCTCAGGGCTGTTCCTACGCTTACACTGAGGTTTTGGTTGAGTTTGCTTGCCACAACATTACTTGGGTTGTTTTTTTCAACCAATTCATAGTCTACAGTGTAACTTTTGCCCGCTGTGTTGCTTGTTCCGGGTTGCCACCGAACTTGATATTTATATGTCTGTCCCGCATTTAAACTGAGGTCTTTTTCTAATCTTGCTGACTGAGACGAACCATCCGAGTTGCTGAATCCAATGAAAAAACCATAATTAGAGACCGACTGCTGTACACTACCCCCTGTAGCGGTTTTAGTAACATTAACAGTGTTCTGCGAGTGGACTATTGGCCCCGCGGGTTGTAACAAAGACCCATTAGCTTTAGTGCCCCACAGATCTATTTCCTCAGAAAAGTCACCATTACTAATAAGGTTGGGTGTTACTGCCCCTAACGTACTGGTATCTTTTGTATTAAAGATGGCCACTCTGGTGTCTGACGGCATCCAACCTGTATTTGAATTAGTATCAATTAAACAGGCCATGTCTCCATATTCACTGCGGCTCAATAATCCTAGGTGGTGAGTATTTTCAACTACAGACGCGGCCAAACCATGATTAGAGACTTCCTTTATATTTTGGTCGTAAAGAGTCGATCTATAGTTCGGGCCAGAAAGGCTGACACTAGTATCTCTAGCATAAATGTCATTGTAGTTGTTGTAGGAAGTATCAGTTTTAGGTAGGGTTGGAGAAAACATGAGAACCGACCCATATGTTTCATTCATTCTGTACTGTGCCCACAGCTCATTTTTTTCAGTAAATCCAACTCTATAAAAATGCTCGATAGAACCCTCTGATATGGTATTTATAGTGCCATCATTGTGGACTATCGCAACACCGGAACTGTAATCAGCCGCTACAGTAGTAAGCTCAGGAAGACCTGTTTCTTCATCAATAGGCGCGTCAGACATGACCGTTACAGCAAGGTCAATGATGTCTCCGTAACCTGAAGGAAGGCCTGAAGAGCTGTATTCAACAAATGTTGAAGAAGTATTTCTCTCGGATAACCCGCCCGGCTTTCTCGTTTTAGTCTCGTATAAGCGTGTAGTTTCGTCTTTTACAAAGTCTAGTGTCCAAATACCGTTGTAAGTAGATTGCATAGGGTCGGCGGCGGAACTACCGAAAATTACTTTTCCGTCTCTAGCAGTTACGGTATAGATATCTTCACTGGGCACAGAAGCACTTCCACCCGCAATACCATCAAACTCCATCCAGAGAGGTACATCAGATTCTGTAGCATCATATATTTTTAATCCTCCTACGGTTACAGAAATAACTGCAACCGAAGGGAATTTCTTAGTCGAACCTCGTGTGGCTGTGCTTAGTGTTTCATTATACCAAGAAGTACTTTGTGTGTTACTTCTCCAAGCACCCCCATCAGAGTCTCTAGATGTGTCATAAACAAATAAGTCACGAACAGTGCCCGCAGTTAAAACTTTAGACACGGCATCTAGGTGTAATGTGTTAGCCGTAATGTCTTTAGGATCATTTATTACAACATTACCGAAAGCAACAATCTCAAGTATACTACTTGTATCTGGGGCGGATGTAAGCTGTATACTAGTGCCGGATGTGGCTGTATAATCTGAACCATTAACTAAACGAAGCCCCGCCAAGTATACATCAACAGTGCTTGGGTCATACGCAAGAGTGCTACCATTAGCGTCTGCACCACTAAATGTAGTTTGGTTTGCTGTAGTAATATATTTAAATTTGTTTAGGGTACCATTTACTGTTGACCCGGTCTCAACCCAACCCCCAGTCCCTGTGTATACTTTCATAGCATTATTGTTTGTATCGAAATACAAGGCACCTACAAGAAGAGCATCGCCGTCGTTGTCTAAGGTAGGAACTGAGGACTTTGCTCCCAAGTATCTGTCATCGAAGCTGTCATAAGAACTAGCCGCCGCATCGGCCGATGCCAGAGCATTACTCTCTGAAGAACTTGCCGAACTGGCGGAACTAGCCGCCGCTGTCGCGCTAACCCCGGCTTCAATGCCCGAATTAACTTGGTCGTCTACATAGGCTTTATTGGCAACATCATCTACGTCTGAGGGTGTTCCTACGTTTATAATCCTCGCCCCAGTCATATTGAGACCACCCGTCATGGAGCCGCCCGAAATAGATAATTTTGTATCTGCGTATACTTTAGTGACCGCATCTTGGGCGTTAGTTGGGTTTGCAAGACCTACGATAGAGTGTAGGGTATTAGTAGAGTCCGTCATGTTGATGTTGCCAGTCATGACACCACCAGCCAGTGGTAGTTTGGTCGCTATACTAGCCGTTACGTTTGTACTGAAGTTTGCATCATCACCTAAAGCGGCGGCAAGCTCGTTTAACGTATCAAGAGTGCCGGGAGCACTATCTAAAAGATTACTTACTGCTGTATCTACATAACCTTTGTTTGCCGCATCGCCAGAGTTGGTAGGCGTTACAAGGTTACTGATTGTGGCAGTAGCACCCGCATCAAAGCTAAGAGCTGTACCGATAGTAAGAGTAGCAAAAGAAGATGTGCCAGTAGATGTTACGTCACCTGACAGATTGCCTGTTACATTACCAGTAAATGTTGCATCTGTTCCGTCTGTACCGCTTTCTAATACTTTAGAGGTTGTATTGCTGGCAAAGACATCACCAGTAAGATCACCCGTAACATTGCCAGTTAAGGCACCAGTAATACTGGTAGACGCCTCAAGTGTTGTAAATGCACCCGTAGATGCTGTGGTAGCCCCGATGGGGGTATTGTCAATTTCACCACCGTCGATATCGACACTATCTATATCCACAAACCCCTGACCCGGGACTACTAAATTTATAGTGCCATTAGCATTTGTAGCAGTGATGGTATTGCCGTCAATATTGATATTATCAATCTGAGCTTCTGTAACGGCAGAGTTTGTACCTAAAGTAACGGCGTCAATGCTACCGCCGTCGATGTCAGCAGAAGTAACTGTACCAAGATCAGCTATGGTAGCACCAGAGAAGGTTACGTTACCTGTAGCGGTTAAACCAGCAAATGCGCCTGAGGAAGCTGTACCAGCACCGATAGGTGTACCATCAATAGAGCCACCATCGATGTCTACGTTAGAGGTTGCAAGGGTACTATTGCCTGTAATTGTGCCGGATACTGTAATATTTCCGCCTACATCTACATCACCCGATGTATTTAACTCTTCACTGTATATCTCATCGATGTAACCGACACCATCTATGTGGATATCTTTGAATTGGAAAATATCTGTACCAATATCTACCGTATTTGTAGTTTTGGGGGCTATCTCATTGGTGGAGGCAACTGCAAGTAAGGGCACCCAGTTGGCGGCGTTTTGGTTATTGTGCAAACAAATGTGTGCGTAGCCCGTTGTCGCGTTGATCCAGACCGAACCGGGGGCATAACCCTGAGTACCGTCGTCCGCAGTTGTGGGGTCTGCTGTAGCGGTCGTATTATTTTTTCCGCCAACACCACCGTTGTCCACAGGAAGATAACCAACCACAGACGTAGGGAGAGGAATTTTTTGTCCGTTTCCGGTGGAGCCATCGTGCGTGTGTCCTGAAATACCATTAAAGGCATCTTGAATTTTGTTAAATTCTGCGTTGAGTGGTGGAGCAGTAATCTTTGAGCCATTAATGATGTTGGCTACCGACTGCCTTATATATCCCGCCATTAGCGTCTCCCTGCGATGCTAAATTCAAAAATAATACCTTGGATGCTGTATGGGTCAAAACTACCCAAGGTTACGTATGTGAGTTGGCAAGCATATCCTGAACCTTGCAAACTTGTTGAAATAATTGGTTTGGAACTACCGCCGTAGTTTATGCTCGTTACTTCTGTTGAATTTGGATATAAAGGGTAGTTAATACCGTCTGATCCGTACCTAACAGGCGCACCCGTAGAGTTTGCGAAGTATGAACTTGGTGCGGCTATATCGAGGTCGTCCCAATCATATGTTGCGGCTAAATCCATGTCGAAAGGGCCTTCTGATCTAATGAAGGTTTTAGACTTTCTCATGGTCTTCTTAACTTCGGTGTCCCCGTAGTCAAAGAAAGGAGTAGCATACACAGCTAGTATGGGTGCCCCAGCAAAATTTATTCCTCTTTCTTGCCGATACACCCTACCGTCATAGTCTCCGTGCAGTACTATTTCTTCAGTATCTACATACTCAGAAGTACAGCAACTGGCCCTAATCCCTAACAACTCCCCAAACTCCCACCCAAGTCTTTGGTCGGAAGATCGTAATCCCCCGATAATACCAAAGCTGTCCGAAGTAGCTGTAGAGTCATCACCAATAAAATAACGTAGTTGAGACTTGCCTCGAACCACCACACCATTAAGTGTATCCATGTCAAAGTCTGAGGTAAGGTTTGAAAGTTTTTGCTGTATACTTTTTGATATTGTCTCTAGCTCAACATCACCAATTCTTGATGTGCCCGCTACAGGACGGATACCGTCCGGTGCTAAGAATACTAAGTCACCACCAATTTCTAAAACTGAATCAGGAGCGATGCACCCTACGTTAGTAGTAATCTGATCTAACAGAAATGCCGCAGATCCTACCGTTGTGTCTGTATTTGCTGACGCCCTTTTAATGGCGTTGTTACCAAATATGAATAATGAATCTCGGAACGGTTTAAGCTGGACTACGTCGAAACCAATACCAAGCTGTCCTGCCCCACCAGATGCGGCGGCACCCGTAGTACCTCCCGAAGTGAAATCATAAGGGTCATTGGGTGCTGAGTGAATAACAACACCAAGCTTACCTCTATCACCACCGAGAAATATATGCTTTTTAAACACCTCAACAAACGAAGGTTGCTCTACGCCCGCTAACTGATCTCCACCACCTTCACCGTCGGCACTAGTTCCATTTCCGTCCACGGTTAAGGTCTGCCAGTCAGTAACATTCGCGCCCCCGTTATAAACTAGAGGAGGATTAACCCCATCTACAAAAACAATCTTATTACCATCACCAAAGTTAAAAGAGGCAAACCGTAGCTTTTTAACTTCTCTAGTAGTGTTGAATTTATAGAGATGGGTATAACCAGTATTTATAGGTACCCATGCAGAATAAGGTACATAACGATAAAACTTATATTGGTTGGTATCGACCACAATTGTATCGCCTTCAGAGGCGGCTGTATTCAATGTAACCGTGTTGTTTGCATGATCAACGGCGAACTGAAAAGAGTACAATTTATTTGTAGTTTGTACGCCCTGAGCATTGGTGGTTGTTTGCGTAACCTCCACCTGTGGCCCTGTATCGTCATTAATTGACAGGGAACGATTGTTAAGGTCGACACCCGTAAATACCGTTTGATTTGCTGTCGCAGTGTATACGAAACTTTTAACTTTGCGGGTTGCGTAGGTCTGGGTAATACCTGACTGATCTTTAAATAAAGTAACAGACAATACACGACCCTCAGCATTAGCTGGGTCAATTTCTTGGTGGGCTACATCCGAGCTTTTATTGTAAGCTTCAAAGCCCTCAATGCGACGATAGCCACCAAACAAGCTAACTTCATAGTTAACTAGTCGAGTAGCACTACCCGGATTGTTCTCACTTAAATCGAGGTGGTTTTCATTACTGTTTAGTCCGCCGCCGCAAATTACTTTGTAGGACTGAATACGATCTGGCATATTACAACCCTAAGTAGTTCTTGCCTGATTTTGATTTATGGGCAACTCGTGTATCGTAAATATTCTCATACTTATTAATAAGAATACTCTGCATATTTTTAATGCCTTGCTGGAACACTTGCATAGCAACACCAGCAGACTCTGGGTTATCTCGGAACATATACATATAGTATAAGCCACCATCTACGATTACATTCTCATAAACCTCTGGTACGCGAGTTTCGTCGGTAGCATTAGCAAGCCCAACATTGTTCATGTAGTACTTAAATTGTATTGTATATTCTCTGTCTGGCGATGGGCTTACAATGTAACCATTACCGTGAGAAGGAGCCACAATACGAGGACAAGCAATACCAGCCGTACCAGCTTTATCGTCTGTGTCTTTATGGTATTTAAAGTAGACATCTCTATCTGTGAACTCCATCATATTATGACTAACGTCTAGAGATGGGTTGCCGAGTATCTGGAAAGTATTCCAGTCGGCAATCTTATACGTCGAAGGCCAAGAGTATTCTTCTTGACCAACGGCTAGTAGTTGAGTGTGTTGTGCCGCATTGAACGGCCACTCATACTCTGCCTGATTAATTTGAGCGATAGCATCTCGTACAGCGTCCTTTGCTAAAGTCTGGACACCTCGAGTGTTATTAAAATCTGCTTCAGCAATTTCTACTTCATTCAGCTTGCGAAGCACACGATTAGTAAGTGTAATATAAGTAGATGCCATTGATCAAATTACTCAATAATTAAATGTAAAAAAAAGGGGAGTAACCCTCCGAAGAAGGTTACCCCCGCTAATCGTTAAGCTACGTTGTAGTTAACTGTGAAGAGACCTTCAGGACGAAGGATCTTACGGCCATACAACTGCATACCACGAACGATGTCAGCAAAAGAGCCAGTATCGCGATAGGTTTCAGTTTTAGCCAATTGTTGTGCAGAAGCTACACATGAGCTGTGACCAGCAACACCAACACCAAAGTCAGTCTCAGAGCCAGCAGTTGTAACCACGCCAGCACCATTACCGTAGTATGGTAGGTTGTTAGACTTATAGATCTTGAAGCCACGAACAAGTCCGTTACCAACACGGCCGTTGCGAACTTCATCGCCACCACCGAAGTCAGCGTTAACGAATTTAGAGTCTTCATCCATTAGCATTTCATAGAATACTGGGTCAGCTACGAAGTAACGACCGTCTGTATCAATGTTAGCCTGATCCATCTGACGAGCAATACGGTTAAGAACCTGAAGAGGAGTAACCGTAGAGGCACTAACAGTAGCAGACAATGGAACAGCAGTTAATGGGTGAACAGTACCAGCCGCCGAAGTACCGCCAGCATCAGCAAGGCCGAAAGTTGCCCCACTAATTCTGTTAGTTGATAGTAGTTCGTCAGCTCCAGCAGTAGTGTCTGCTTTAGTACCGTTAGCCGCAGTTCGTGGAATCCACTTACCGAAGTTAGGGTTAGCAGTAGTACCGTCAGCTTGGAAAGGAGCCTTATCGATTTCATAGCCAGCCATGTAGCCTAGAACTTCTGAGTCAAAAGTGTCACGAAGTTTGTAAGCCGCACGATCAGTTGCAAGATCCATGAAATTAACGTGGCTGTGAGCCGCTTCAATATCATCAATTTTGAACATGAAGTAGTTAGCTTGATCGATAACTAGTGAGAAATCAGCGTCAGCTAGGTCTTGGGCCGCTACAGCAGTACCACGAGCATAATCTGAAACTGAAATTTCTGGTTCTTTGATAATCTTAACGCTGTCGCCGTAAGAAGCGATTTCGCCGAAATAATCATTGTTAGTGATGTCTTCTACTACTGAAGACTTACGGAACTCTTTTTGAACTTTTTGTGAATAAATAATTGGACTAAAGTTACCATTTGGTAGGTTGGTATAGCCCGACGCTTTTGTAAAAGCCATTTTGCATCTCCTAAAGATGTTAAGTTAAAAAAACACTGCCGCTGAATTGCGGGGGAAAGTGTCTGAACGAAACAGAAGGGAATACTTCAACAAGGGCTAGGATCATGCGGGTGTCTCCAAAAGGAGGGCCAATGAAACCTAGGTAACTTTAGAGTGTTCTTCTGAAATTTTAAGGGTGGGAGGGTGAGGTAGGAAGCTTATAAACTACTAAACTTCGGCTCTGTTTGTTAAGCTTGTTATATCACATTAACTAAGGGTATAGCAAGTGATTTAACGCGCCGCACCAGATACATCATATTCGAACAAGCCCTTACTCATTGCTTCCATGATTTTGGCTTCGTTTTTATCATACTGGGCCGCCGTCATGTTTTGTACCTGACTTTCTGTGAACATAGCTCTACCTTTAGAAGGTGAGGCTACACCACTTCTACCGACAGACTGTGCCGCAGAACTGGATTTTCTTGGTTTAACTTTTCGGATGCCTTTGTCAGACTTGTAGAGGTCGATAGCCCTACTCGCCGCTTTTGCATCTGTATTATTCTTATACAAAGCATCTTGAACATATCTAGGCTGTTCAGATACCCAGTCATGAAATTCTTTTGATGCCCTAATGGTGTTGAAATCCGGGTGAGCTTTCATAAGTTGCATCATTGCTTTTTCAGTCTTGATGCCTTCTTGTTGCTTACGAAGATCGTCCATCTCTACTCTTGAGACTTCATAGACTTCTTGAACACGCTTTTGAGCAATCGTATCGATTATGTCAGCTACGTCAGGGTATTTCTTTGCCCAAGCATCCACTTCTTCTTCCGATTTAGGGAATCTGATCTGTTGCTTAGTGGCATCCTTTAACTGAGATTTCATATTATTAATTTCAGTATCTCGCTCGGCCATTTGCTGTTGCATATGACGGCGAAGATCACCGTAGCGTTTCTTAAAACTCTCCTCGTCAGAAGATGAGGGGGTAGGTGCTTCTTGAGTTGGTACTGCTTCTGGTGACGTATCAGCTTCTTCCTGATAGTCTTTTTGGTATCTAGACATATTTTCTCCGTTGGGGGCCGTTAAAGTAGACTAGCCGAAGCTAGTGGTTTATGCGGGTAGCCCGTGCCGCAAATTACTTTTTCATCAAGGCAATCTTAACCTTTGGACGATAAGTATTTTTGCCGTCGGAAGAGTAATCTTCTTCATCTTCGTCTTCTTCATCCTCTTCTTCGACGTCCATTTTTTCTTCTTCAATTTTTGGTTCTGCTTTCTCGACTTCGTTACCTTCTGGAGTCTCGTGCTCTTCTTTCTCGCACTCGCAGTCCTCTTCGCCTTCACATTCTTCGCAAGGCATTTCCTCGTAATCTTCGTACTCATCTTCGATCATTTGAATCTGACCTTCAGCGTACATAGACATAAGACCCATCTTGGCTTCGTCTCGCATCTCCATGAAGTGCTTTAGACCGTGCCAACGAACCACATCAGCGGGTACGACATACTCACCGTCACTAAGGACAGCAGGAATATCATCACGTACATTCATTTCATTGGAGCCGGGAGGTATTGGGTTGCCAGATTCTTCATCGTAACCGACCGCCATGCCTCCACACTCTTCGCACATTGGATCTCCACAGCCCATCATCATGCCGCCGTGATACATTTCATAGTCATCATAATTTGCCATTATTTTGCTCCCTCCAGAGCTTGATCCCTAAGTGTTTGAAAGCGTCGCAATTCAGCGATAGCACCCTGTACTTCGAGAACCTTTTGGTGATCTTTTGTATTTTCTAGGAAACTCCTCATCGTTTCGATGCGGTCTTCGATATAATCTTGTAGTAGTGGATACCTTTCTACGTCATTGACGAGAGGCAATATCTTTCTAGCTGTTTCTTTATTCATGTGGTGTAGATTTTCTCCACTCTT